CGCCGTGTTTTATACCAAGCGCACAGGATTTATGACCGCCACCCCGCCGCTGATGGAATTGGCGCATCTGAATATTAAGCATTGGCAAAGTCAGAGCGACCAAGACAATATTTTGCATGTGGCGCGCGTTCCGATCTTTGCCATGATCGGCGTGGATCAGGCTTATGGCGCGAATGAGCCGAGCACAGAGGCAACCATCGGCAGCAATACCGCGCTGATGATCCCTATGGGCGGCGATGCGAAGTTCGTCGAGCATTCAGGCCAAGCCATTACCTCTGGCCAAGAATCGCTAAACGCCCTGCTAGACGAAATGCGCATGGCTGGCGCTAAGATGCTGCAACGCGAAAAGCAGGCCAACAAGACCGCCACGCAATCGGCTGAGGAATCCGCGCAGGAACTCAGCCCGCTTGAGGCTATGGCGGAGCAGTTCGAGGATTTCCTAGAGAACATCCTGCAAATGTTCGCGGATTGGCTTGGTCTGCCTGATGGTGGCGAACTTGAGGTGCGCGGAAACTTTGAGATTGACCAGGCCGCAGACACCAGCGTACCTACGCTGTTGAACATGAGCGCACAAGGCAAGCTGAGCAACCAGACGCTGTATGAAGAGTACCAGCGGCGTGGCGTGATTAGCTCGGATCGTTCGTGGGACGATGAACAGGAAAGGCTGGCGGTTCAGGGGCCGGAGTTGGGTATGATTCTTCCATCTGCGGATCCGGTGCAACAGAAACAGCCGGCAGTGGTAGACGATGCCAACAGTTAACGAACAGCTAGAAGACGGCTACACAAACAACGCCGTCGATATTCAGCAGTACGCCGAGGGATTGGTACTGACGCTTGTCGCCATCCTAAACCGTGCGGACTCCGATCTATCTGCGGCTCTCCTGACCGCTTTGGATCAGGTGCCAGCCGATCAGTTTACCGTTGAGCGCCTGAATGCAGCATTAGGCAGTGTTCGCGGCATAAACCAAACCGCCTACGAATCTGTAGCCTCTGAGCTACAGCGCGAACTGCGCGACTTCTCGGGTTATCAATCCGATTGGGAATACGCGCTACTGCTTGGCCTGCTGCCGCCCATCCTGCGCGTGAACAAGGTTTCAGCCGATAGCGGATACGCGCAGGCCGAAAGCACGCCAATGCAGGGCCGCCTATTGCGCGATTGGCTGGCAGTGGCTGCTAACGACCGCATCACTCGCATCATCAATACCGTGCGCCAGATGAGCATGGATGGCGCAAAGCCTGCCGAGATTGCGACTGCTATTCGCGGCACAAGGGCGAATAAGTACGCGGACGGCATTCTGCAAAAGTCGCGCACCGATCTGGCTGCATTGATTAAAACAGCAGTCGGCCATGTGGCGGAGACTTTCCGCAATATGTTTGCGGACTCAAACAGCGAGCTAGTTAAGGCAGTTAAGTGGGTAAGCGTATTGGATTCGCGCACTACGCCATATTGCCGGCTGCGTGATGGCCTGCTTTATACCGCAGTGGCGCATCGGCCAATCGCGCATAAAGTTCCTTGGTTGCAAGGGCCGGGCGCTATTCACTTCGGATGCCGCAGCACTAGCTCACTCATTATCAAGTCATACCGCGAACTTGGCATTGACGCTAACCGCCTAACTCCAGAACAGCGCGCTGAACTTTCCGGTGAAACTCCGAAAGATAGCGACTATGCGGCATGGCTAGCAAAACAATCTGCGGCGCGTCAAGATCAAATACTTGGCAAAGAGCGCGGCATGTTATATCGTAACGGAGACTTATCTTTTTCTCGGATGTATTCCAGCAATGGCCAATGGCTAACTCTGGAAAACCTCCGCGCAAGACTTCGCGGCTAGGCCGCTTTTTATCCCAAGGGGATTGTATGTTTCAGCTTAAGCAGTTTTACCTGATGGAAGAAGAAGGTGGCGACGGTGGCAATGGTGGTGGAGGCTCAGGGCCGGAAATCACCCCGGAAGTTCAAAAGTTGATCGATGCAGCCGTAAATACTGCGGTTGGCGGACTGAAGACTAAGAACTCTGAATTGCTGGGTAAGTTGAGGGAAAGCGGCGATAAGCTCAAATCCTTTGACGGTATTGACCCCGAATCCGTGCGTTCCATTCTTCAGCGTTTCTCGGACGACGAAGAAGCCAAGCTGATTGCGTCCGGCAAGATTGATGAAGTTCTGAATAAGCGCACCGAGCGCATGAAGCAGAGCTACGAAAAAGAAACGCTGACAGAACGTCAGGCTCGTGAATCTGCTGAGCAACGTGCGAGTAAGTTTGAGCGCCGCGTGCTGGAAAACGGCATCCGTGCCGCAGCAGCAAGCGCTGGGATTTTCCCGCATGCAATTGACGATGCGCTGCTCCGCGCCGGCCAAGTGTTCCTGCTGGACGAAGACGGCAACCCCGCTGCGTCCGATGGCATTTACGGCAAAGACGGCAAACCGCTAACCCTCCAAGAGTGGTTCGCGGAAATGAAAGACAAGGCGCCGCACTGGTTCCCCGCTGCCTCTGGTGGTGGTGCATCCGGTAGTGGCAAACAGACTGATAGCAAGACACTAACCCGTTCGCGGTTTGACGCTATGAACGCCTTTGATAAGGCTGCGTTTATGCGAGCGGGTGGCAAACTTACCGACGATTGATTAGGAGTTATTAGCCATGGCTAACACCCTCACCAGCTTGACCGTTGACCTCTATAACGCGATGGATGTTGTATCGCGCGAACTGGTAGGCTTCATTCCTGCCGTTTCCAGCGACATGACCTACGAGCGCGCCGCTGTAGGCCAGACCGTTCGCTCGCCTGTTGCTCCGGCAGCTACCGCTAGCGATATCACCCCTGCCGTGACCCCGCCGAACGATGGTGATCAAACCATCGGCAACGTCACCATGCAGATCAGCAAAGCCCGACGCGTTCCGGTTCGCTGGAATGGCGAGGAAAAACTGGCACTCGACAACAACGGCGCCAGCTTTAACGTGATCCGCCGCGACCAGTTCGCTCAGGCAATGCGCACCCTAGTGAACGAAGTAGAGGCTGACATTGCTGCTCTGCATTTGCGTTCCAGCCGCGCCTTCGGCACCGCCGGTACTACCCCGTTCGCTACCAACCTGGCAGATACCGCGCAGATGCGCAAAATCCTGTCGGACAACGGCGCGCCTCTGGGCGACCTGCAACTGGTAGTCGATACCTCTGCCGGCGCTTCCATGCGCACCCTGACCCAGCTGAGCAAGGCCAACGAAGCTGCCGATACCAACCTGCTGCGTCGTGGCGTACTGCTCGACGTGCATGGCTTTGCTATCCGCGAATCCGCTCAGGTCAAGACCGCTACCGCTGGCACTGGCGCCGCTGCTACCACCAACGCCACCGGTTACGCTGTAGGCGCTACCACCATCACTCTGGCTTCGGCTGGTACTGGCACCATCCTGGCAGGCGATTTCATCACCTTCGCCGGCGATACCAACAAGTATCAGGTGGCTTCGGGCGATGTGGACGTGTCGAACGGCGGCACCATCACTCTGGCTGCTCCGGGTCTGCGCAAGGCTATCCCGGCTGCTGCCACTGCCATTACCCTGATTGCCACTTCGGTGCGCAACATGGCATTCGCCCGCTCCGCTATTGCACTGGCCACCCGCGCCCCTGCACTGCCGGAAGGTGGCGACATGGCAGACGACCGCATGATGATTACCGACCCGACCAGCGGCCTGACCTTCGAAGTCGCGCTGTATCGTCAGTATCGTCAAATCCAGTATGAAATCTCGCTGGCTTGGGGCTGTGCTGCTGTTAAGCCTGAGCATATCGGCGTACTGCTGGGCTAATGCGTCAACTTAAGGGGGCTTCGGCCCCCTTTCTTTTCTGAGGTGTCATATGCAAGACGTTATCAAGGTTAAACCGTGGGCAGCGGATCAGGGCGACTATGTGCTGATTAATGCCGAAGATTTTGACGGCGAGAAGCATGTTCTTTTCGACGTACCGCAAGAAGTAGAACGCAAAAAACCAGGCCGCCCCGCTAAGGCTGAGGAATAAGCCATGGCCCTTGTGATAGCCGGTTATCGTTACGGCGAGGGCGGCTATTACGATGAGTCGGATGGTTCCGGCCCGTACTGTATAGACAGTCAAGGCCGCCGCGTACTGCAAACAAATCCGCAGCTGTTTACCGACCTAAATGGGCCTAACTCTAGGTTGAGGGTTGACGTTGCTCAGACTGGATTCTTTGACGGTAGAGAGTTTCGAACATTCAAGGAATTTGCGACTTCGACAACTGGCACATACGTCATTCGCGTGGAGTCTCCTGTCAATGTCATCCTATTTGAGTTCGGCGGATCTCTTACTGCTGGATCGATTAAGATTGAGCTAGTCGCTGGCGGAACAGAGGGAGGAACGTTCGCTGAGGTGCTTCCGCGATTCACCACTAACGGAATGACCACAAAACCGCAGCCTGTATACGCATCGCAAGTATCAATCACAGCTGGCGGCACGCTGACTGGTGGCGTAATTAATGACGTATTCGTAAGCAAAGTGGCGGATAATAACACCTTTAGCGGTGTCGTCACTGGAGACTTCGGTGCTGAGCGCGGTTCTGCGCCTGGCGTTTATTACTACCGACTGACTATGACCAACGTGACCGGAGTAGTCAAAGGTAGATGGGAAGAGCGGCCATAATTTAAAGGTGCAACTATGAGCCTTTCAAACGCAACAGAAAACGCAGCGCTGAAAATGTTTTTGCAGGGCACCGATCCTGCATATCGTGCCGGCGCCACTCAATATCTGGCACTGTTCACTGCCGACCCTGGCGAGACTGCCAGCCTAGCGGCCGAGGCGAACTATACAGGCTATGCCAGAGTAGCATTGACAAAGGCTAGCGCATGGACTGATGGCGGATCGCTGTTCAGTAATGCCGCGCTGATTCAGTTCGGCCAATGTACTGCCGGAAACAATGCCATTACCAATTTTGCCGTGGTTGATACCGCATCCGGCGCCGTGTCCATGATGATTAGTGGCGCACTTTCCGGCACGCTTAACGTAGCTGCTGGCATTCAGCCGCAGTTTGCGATTGGCGACCTCGATATTAGCTGCGACTAATGGCAGGTTTCCGTAATGCCCGCGATATGGCTGCCGCTCAGGATGCTGGGCGGTATCTGTATCGCTCGTGGCGTAAGGTGCCGACCCAGGCGACCGGCTCAGGTATATGGTTTGACCTAAGTATGTCGCCTGGAAATCCGGTGCCTAACTACTACATTGGCAATCCCGGCGTGTTCACGCCTATGAGCCGCAGCAATAACGGCGGGATTGACCACGGGCCAGACTGCGCGGCGTTCGGGCAAAAGAAGTTTCTTCGCAAGCTGATGGGGCTTACTGTCACAGCTACGGCTGCGCCGCTCACCATGCATCTGATGGACTACCTTGGGTTTTATGGGTTCATTGACGAATCCATTACCGAAGAACAGCCGCTAGACAATACGCTGGCACCGACCCGTTATCAGGACGGGAGAGGCGTACAGATTATGCCGGTAGTGGTGGCGGGGCAGACTGGCGGGCAGACGTTTAGCGTGACGTACACCAATCAAGATGGCGTGTCCGGTCGCGTTACGCCGGCGGCAAAAATGAGCACCCAGGCGCTTAACGGCACAGTGCTGCATGGTCTTTCGGCAGGCGATCAATATGGCGGCCCGTTTCTGCCATTGCAGCTGGGCGACTCAGGCGTGCGCTCGATTCAATCCGTAACTGTTGGTGGCGTGGGTGACGTGGGCCTGTTCTCTTTGGTACTTGTCAAGCCGCTGGCAACGCTAGACATTCGCGGGATTGACGCGCCGACCGAAGTTGACTACCTGACAGACTGCGGCACCTCGCTGCCTCAGATTGTCGATGATGCGTACCTAAACTTCGTCGTGCTGCCTGTCGGCACATTGGCTGCCGCGCAGATTCTCGGCACAATAGAAACAACGTGGAATTAAGGGGCGGCACATGGCTGGCTTCAACTCGCAAGACGACATGATTAACCAAGTCAGCACCAACGGTAAGTTTTACCGTGCGGACTGGCAGAAATCGACGTTTGCCACTACTGCGCAAACTGCCGGTCTGTGGTACTCGCTGCAACGTGGCGGCGGCAACCCTCCCGCTGACACGATCCTCGGCACCGGCACCAACCTCGCGTTTCAGGCGCTGAGCGATACTACTGCCGGCGCTGCCGGTATTCCACACGGCGGCAACGTCGGTGGCGGAACTGGGTTCAAGGTGCTATTGAATGCCGCAGCCCAGACCGCAGCAGCAACCACCGCGCCGTGTGTGCTGATGCTGGTTGACTTGCTAGGCTTCTACCCGATCACCTCTGTGACCACCACCACGGCGCAGACGCTGAACAACACCGTCACACTGCCGCGTTATACCGATGGCGCAGGCGTGCAAGCTTTCCTGACGCCTAGCACCGTGATGGGCGCCGCAACGCCAAACCTCAGCATTAACTACACTAACAGTGCAGGAACTGCCGGGCGCGCCACTCCGACAACCCTCCCAATCGGTAACACGGCTGCCGCTGTGACCTCGATTGTCTACAGTGGCACAGGCGCCGGCAAGTTCGGCCCATTCATGCCGCTGCAATCGGGTGACGCAGGTATCCGGTCGGTGCAGTCGATCACAATTTCTGCGTCTTACGTCTCCGGCGTGCTGAACCTTGTTCTGTGCAAGCCGCTGATGACTATGCCGATTACCACTCTCGGCGTTACTGCTGAGCGCGACCTTGTAAACCAGTTTATGGCCATGCCAAAAGTGTATGACGGCGCGTGCCTTGCGTGGCTCATGCTGGCTGGCTCTGCGACCCCGACAGCCTCGCCTCTGTCTGGTCATCTTGAGTTTGGCTGGAGCTAATCATGGCCCTCGTCGGCAATCGCTCCGTGCTTCACAAGTCGCCGGGCCGGTTTCTGGCGGGAACGGTTGCGTCTGGCGACCGCAGCAACTATGACAAGCCTGGAATGCAGCGCAACAGCTATGAGGTATTTAGCGACCTCGCTGCCATTCCTGCCGGCCACATTCAAGACAGTGCATGGATTCTGCCGCGCAAAGGCGGCGGCATGTCTAGCCACAACTTTGCCACTCTATCGGTTGGCGCTGCTGGCTCCGGCGCGATGGGCGTCAATATCGCAGGCGCGGCGGGCATTACATTTAGCGCGGACGCAGTTGGCCAGCTCATAGCATCGGCTGCCGGTAGTGCGTCGTTCTCGTTTGACTCCAGCGGCAACCTGATTGCGACCATCGGCGGGCAAGGTTCTGCGTCGTTCGTGGTCGCTGCGGCTGGCACTACTGGCGCTATTGGCTGGATGAATGGCGTG